GAATTGGATTTTCGAAGACTTCGGAGCGAATAACTCAAAAACAGAACAACCATCTGTTTATTACGTTCGTTATATTACGAGACTCGGCGCATTGTCTGCTGGTCCTATTGCATCGACGGCATCGCTGCAGAACCGTATCACGGTCTTCTGGAAGGACAACCAGTAGAGAACCATTAGATTTTCAGCCCCTGTTTGGGGGTCCCGCCTCCGCGGTGCATAGTGCAAGGAATCTCAGATCTCCGGACTAATTGCGACTGTTAGGTTAATTTAGGACCAGTAAACTATATCGTATCTATCTGCACTGAGTTTGCTCATGTCAGGATACTCATTCATGAATACAACAACATGCGGAATAGCCGTAAGCTTCTTTACTCGAGACTCGTATTTGTTGCTGAAGATCCTTCGGTCTTTAAGCTGCTCGAGGAGGATGAAAGGGAGAAATTCACCAGCAGATCGGGGAAGGTCAAAGAAGAAGATTGACTTCCGCTCGTCGATTGCGAAAGCGAGATCCTCTCTTCTGCCATGGGAGAGGATTTGAACTTCGTCGTGAGTGGAGGCGAAGTAGTCGACAAACCAGGATTTACCTGTATTGCCGGCTGGGTCAATAACGAAGAGGATCTTACGTGATTCGGCGGGTTCGGCAAGCCGAGTTGCGAGAGCCAGTTGGTGGGGTCGATATTCTCCTGGTGTGAAGACGGTATCGTTGCGAAGGAGGTCGATGAATTGCTGGACTCGCCCAGAGGTGAGGGCGATCGAGGGATAGTGTTGAGCCACGTCTCCAAGGGTGGGGCGTCCTTCATGCTGTTGAACCCAATCGCGGAAGGCGTCATAGCGATTAGTTCGTTGAATAGGCGCTGCCGGGCAGGATCCAAACTCCTCGTAGTCGTGGTCCTTCTTGCAATAGGCAGCGGCAACGTGGGAAGGCGAACGGGCAACCTCGAGATGGGGGTTTGAGGGAAAGAGGCGTTTGACTTTGGCCAGAGAGTGATTCTTGTCGAGCAGGAGGAAACCTTGCAGGTGGGGCGTCCCGGACTCCCCGATCTCGCGTCCGAAGATAAGGTACTTGACAGATTCTCCGAGCAACCTGAGCGTTTGCTCATCGAGGGGTGTGTGGTTGTTGAGCGTGAAGCACCAACGTGAGCTTTGGACTCGAGATGTTGTTGTGACAGACTGCATAATAAAATGTCGATTTTATGAGTGGGATGGAGGGATGATGAGCCCTTGTAATACTGGAGGGCTCATGGGATGGATTATTTTACTCTCGAGGAATCATAAATAATTCCAATGCCTTTACGATCCGGTAAACGTTACTTAGGAGCAGCGAACTACACGCGCCGCCGTGTGCGACGCCGAGTGGTCGGAGTAGCTGCTCGTGGGATCGGAATGAGATCCCTGGGACTTGCCGGGGTCGGCGCGCTCGCCGGGTATGGAGCATATAGGGGAATCTCACGAATCGCACGCGCGCGCGGTCGTGCGAACCGTCGAAAGAAGATGGTCGGGGTTGGAGTATATAAGGTTCCTAACAACCGCAAAAGTCGGATCGTGGCAGAGAACCCTGGTGGGTTGGAACCAAGTAACACCATAGGTGCAATTAACTTACTGGCACTACCGTTCAACAACGACCAGAATAACCAGAATCAGCGACAGACGAAGTCGGCATTCATATATGGTATTAAGCACGAAGAGTGTATCGAGAACTTGGATCCAAGTCCTATCGTGATACACCAATTCTGGATCGTACCGATTGTTACGAAGAACGACAACACGGATCTGACGTCAGCGGAGATTGGAACGGAGTGGTTCAATGCAGACGGAGGTGCAACGGTTGACACGCTTGATTTCCCTGCGACAGATAATTATCTCGGTTTCGAGAGGAAGATCAACACTGCCAAGTATAAGATTCTTAAACGAAAGAGAACCGTCCTGAAGCCTATCGACGTTCCGAACGTCGCAACTCCGACGATTAGCAGCGGTGCAAGCTGCTACTTGGATCAAAAGACTTGGATTCCATTGAATAAGAATTGGATTTTCGAAGACTTCGGAGCGAATAACTCAAAAACAGAACAACCATCTGTTTATTACGTTCGTTATATTACGAGACTCGGCGCATTGTCTGCTGGTCCTATTGCATCGACGGCA